AACGTCGCAGTATGATCCGCTGCGGTGAGTGATGGGCGTGTGCCCTATTGCAGACCAAATTATGATTTCGGATTTCATGGTGGCGTTGGTGGTTGGCGTAGTTTTCATGGTGCTGTGATCACTCTTTTTCAAAATTACATCCACTTATGAAAGTCGCTAAAGTTGATGACCACAGGGTGCAGCAGGCACGCGTCCTGCATGCAATTCTGTGTGGCTTGCCGACACTCTCCATTGCACTGATTCAGAGCCCGAGCGCCATTTGCGCTGGGCCTTCGAGACGACTGCCTTTTCGTAAGTTGTCCTGAGCAAACAGCGGTTGCAAGTTCAGGTAATTGAAGCACATTGCCTGCTGACGCGGATCCGTGAGATCAAACTTGCAGCAAGGAATGATGTGATCGACGTGCCATACGGTTCCGTGGTTTTTCCAAGTCATCCCTTTCTTGAATTGGCATTCAAAGTGGGCGACCAATTCGGCCACCGTGCAACCAAGAAGAGATAGCGTTGAGCGGGTCTTGCCGACTTTTGCTTTTTCAAGAACTTCGCACAACCGTGATCCCAAAAGCGACCGTAGCTTTGCCTGGGGATTGGTGCGCTTGCGTTTTTTGTCGTATGTCCTTACCCGCTCACGAACCTTTGCTAAACGCTCGGGATCGGCGCGGAGTCGGTAGTATGATCGCAATGCCGCTTCCCTTGCTTTTTGTGACTTAACAGGATCCGCCAGTATTTTTTTGCGCGCCCTTTGATCGTAGATAATGCGTCTGGCTGCGTATTCTGGATCCCCCGATTTCCGTTTTGCTTGGTGATACTCCCGCTGCCAGCGGTTTTTTGCCGCCCGCAACTCAGGATCTTCTCTCTCGCGTTGGTGACGCTCGCGATCTCGTATTAATTGCCGCTAACGACGCGCTTCCACTTTCTCAGGATTCTCAAGCTTCCAGCGGCGATCATACTCACGCTTTCCTTGTCGTTGTTCTTCTGTGTAGGGCACGCCGTGGGTGACGTGTCAATAAGTCGCAAGCCAAATTCTACTGGGGGGTTGGATATTCTGCCTGATCGGCATTGGTTGATTCCCGGTTCACAAGCTTAATCATGTATGCCCCGGCCACCGCCATCGCTTCGCAATCCCAGTAGTGTTGACCGCGATCCCCGATCTGCACCCAGCGCCATTTGCCGCTCTTCTCTTTCACCCTGTGCTCGCTCTGCATCTGCGCCAGATAATCTGCGTCGATGTCCGATGGCAGTTCCCAAGTTGGGCCGCGCTCCGGATCCTGATTGCGCCGCAGCCGGGAAAGCGTGTCCTTGCATGCGAGGTTGCTCCAGTAAAACATCGAGCAAATCAGATCCCGTCTTAAAACTACCTTACGGCGCGGCGAATAGAACCGCTGCACGGGCGGTTTGCCTTTGACCCGGTGAACGAACGTGCCACGCGCATCGCCCATCAAAGCGATCCAACCTCGCTTCGCGCACTCGCCGTATACTTGCGAAGTTGCATAGCCGCAGTCCACAAACACCAGCGAGGGATGGATGTTGAAGCGTTCCTGCAAAGTTTCCAAATCGTCAAAAGTGAGGAGCCGCTCGTTCCAGATCAACCGCGAGGAACCATCCGCCGCCCACGACCTCACAATTGCATAGACACAGTCCCTTTGGATGTCGGCGCAGAGCATCCGCAATGGAACGCTCCGCTCGGGATGGGGCGGCGGGAGAATGCGTCCCCGGTGATCGACGCACGCTTCCTTATCCCACAGGTCGCCCCGCTTGTAGTCCGATGGCGGAATCTCCACCTCGTGATCGTCGCTGAACTCCCGCCACGGCAGCGCGAGCCGCTTTTGGATAAACTGCTGCAAGAGGGACAGGTCGCCCCGACGCGCCGCCATCTTTGCCCGAAGATATAATTCCGCCAGTGCTCCCCACGGCATCGTGGCCAGCGCGTTCCAATGGAACCCGACATTCTCCTTTGCCGCCTTGGGATTCTGGGCGACGAACAACCCGGTGCCGTTCAACCGCCGCCGCGTCTCATCGCTGTCGGGTAGGTAGACATTGCAACCCTCACACCGCAGGGCGGTCGTTTCACGCACCCGTGCGAAGTCATACTGCTCGTTTTCGTCCCGGCAGTCTTTTGACCACTCGATATTCTCCCATTTGAACGGCTGCCGATGCCCGCACTCGGGACACGCGAACGTCCACTCGCGCTGATCGGTCGTTTCAAACTTCCGATGGGTGTCGTCATCTTCCTCGCCGCCCTGGCTCATGAAAATGCACTTGCCCAACCAGCCGAAAGCGGTCACCCGCGCTTCGGCCTCGGCCATGTGACCGGTGGGATAGTTCCACGTCTCATCGGCGAAAATCCAGCGAATCGAACGGCGCTGAAGGTTCGTCTTGTTGTGTGCCCCCACGATCCAGAGCGTCATGCCATTGGCAAAATGGATCGTCGTGTTCCGTTTTTTATGCCGGTTGGCCGGGTAGAGGGCTCGGACAGGGGCGCACACGTCGAAGAGTTTCTGCAACCGGGACTCACTCTGATCCCGCGCATCCTCGTCCGTCTCATTGAGCCAGAGCGTGGGCCCCGGCATGTTGGCGATGATGTAGGCGAGCGAGATTTCCGAAACCAGCGTTTTGGCAGCTTGCACCGCCGCGATGATCGACACGACGCGCACCCGTGGGTCCGTGATCGCCTCGAACACCGCTTTGATCTGCGGAGAGTTCGCCACGCGAAACGCGCCGGGACTCGGCGAATACGGGATAGCCCTGATATGCTCTTCCGCCCATTGCCAGATGGGACGGCGGTCAGGCGGCACACACACCCGCCGCCAGAGTTCGTCATAAAAGGTCACGCGCCCGCCGCCTCAGTGAGCGCAGCATCCAGCGCGGTCTGATTCATCTGCTGGATTGCAATCGCATCCTGGCCCGCGCACAACGGCGGCAGTTCCAAGGTGAGTTTGGCGTAGAGCAGGTTCTTCAAGACCGCCATGCGCCGGTGCCACTCTGCTTCCACCTCGCCTTTGACAACGTAGACGCCCCTCTTGAGTGCGACCCGCAATTCCCGATCCTCAACCTCGGCCAGAAGTTTACGGGCCTTGAGCGCCTCCCCGTCGTGCAGGGTCGATCCCTTCAACCCGTTGACTTCGATGAACTGCCGCCACGCCAGCACGAGGTGGGAGCCGTCTGCCTGCACCTTGGGAGCGCTTTTGCGTTTTAGCCAGGTGTGAATGGTCTGTCGTGAAACCGAGAGAATCTCTGCGAGGTCGGTGACATCCTTGGCAGTGGTTACGGTGTCCCGGCTGTTCGCCGCGCGCGCCTTCAATATCCCGAGTTCCGTGGCGTTGAGGGTTTTGCCAGTGGAGACACGGCGGATGACGTTCTTCCAGTTGGCTTCGAGCACGCGCTCGGCCATTTCCGGGGTGATATTGGACGGTTCGCTCATGCCAATGCGCGGATGTCAAAATCGGGAGGGCCGGGAGGGCGGTGTAAAGTGCTTTGTGCCTATCCAAACAGCTTAGATAAAGGGTCTGCGTGTGTAAAACACGGCGGCAAATGACAGTTCTAGTCGCGCACAGCAATTGCAGAACTGGCGTCCAAGCCTTATGGGTGCTTGCTTTCCGGCGTTTTACGTCAATCGTCGTCCCGCTCTTCACCTGCCGAAAAAGGGGGATTTTAGCCCTCTTTTTTGCGCATGCTTTACACCCATTTTTGAGACCCACCCGAAAACTTTACTCTGTTGGCGATGGCTTTTGGCCCGCAGGATGGGCATAAAAAAAGTGTAAAGTGCGAAAAAACAACTTCTCTCTTAAACAGACCGATGGACTGGCCAACCCCAAAAGCCTTTCTCGGCCCAGGGACCCCGAAATATTTTGTCAACGAAGGCCCATGGCTGCTTGCTTCGCAGGCGTCTCTGCTATCGCGCCGTATGCTCATGTGTTGCATCTTCTCCGGTGCAGTCAACCGATCCGGATTGAATCAATGCCGAGTCTACGCAGACTCCAGGCAGTGAAGATTTGGGAGCATCCGAGGCAGCGAAACGTGTCCGCATTCATCCGAACAAACGGAGCGCCGCAGCACTTGGACGAAGGTTCGCGCCTATCCTGTGGGGTTGGCGCGTACCAACTGGGACGATGAACCGCGCCGTTCTCTTGCTGATCTTGGGTGAGTTGTGTTTCCATCAGCGCGCGCGAATGGCAAGAAGCCGTTTGTGAAATTCAGTGATGGGCTGCAGATCGTCGATCCAAGTGGTTACCTGATCATCGGGCCACTCCTCGGGATTCTGTTCACGCAACCATCCAGCCAACGTGAGGTAGGCGGCACACGGGTCGTATTTCCCGACTTCGGGGTTCGGCTCCTCATGGATTTCCTGCTTTGATAGGCGAATGTTCTTGCGCAGCTGAATCGCGGTCCATTTCTCGGAAATTGCGCGGTCGAGCCATTGTTCCTGTGGGGCTTCGTCGCTAAAGTTGAACGCAACTTCGGCATGATGCGTGAAGGTTAGTTTGGTGCGGCGGCGAGTCATCGGGATGCGCTCTGCGGTGAAACGGGCGTTCTTGAGGGTCTGAACTGCAAGACTTGTGGCCTCTGACGCCT